ATGACCTGTAGCATCTGTAAGTCCGAAGACTTCACAAAATGTGAACCCTTTATCCCCGTAGAAAGATTTCTTCTCATGCAATCCACTGCCTATGTCAGACACTCTTATCGCATAGGCATCTCTCTGAGCTGGTCTGCAAACCGAAAACACGTCATCGCCACAGATGACAGTATTCGGGCCAAGAACCTCACAGCACCAGCCGTTAAGAATACTGAGTATTGTAAAACTCATGGGCGTGCCCATGAGACATCCCCTCCTCATGGGGACGTGCAACTCATCAGTCTTAGGATCCTTAACATCCATCAGAGAGAGCATCTCACCCCAGTGTCCTTCGGTGAACGATTTCCTCTGATAGGTCACAAAATGCTTTCCAGCGCCCAAGCCGAGAGACTCGGTTGCCAGACTCACCAGACCTTGGTCGAGGCCTGCCTTACCAAGTCCGCGAAGCACAGCCTTGATAGCATTTTGAGCGAACCCATCAGTCGCTTTCGTCAAGTCAGCACTCAACATGTGCTGATCACCGCGCAGGCACCCTCGGAAGCCGTCTATCTTGCCGTCTGGCCGGATGCGTTTACTAAAATCGCGCAAACGACCATCAATCTTTCGAAGACGGTGGAAGATAGCCTTCCGAGCTATGGTACCTGCAGTAAAGACACTACCGGGTGGGACGGTAATGACACGCACCTTACAACCCTGTTCCGCGATAGGCGTAGCAACGTGGCGAACCACGTCTTGCATAGACCAAGTGGACTTACTATGTTTCTCCATGGACAACAAGGCACCATAGCCTTGCAGAAACGTAGGATACTTAAGTCCACCATAAGGCCCCGCCGGCCCATCGCGCAACAGCCGGTTAATGAGAGAGTCCTTTCCGGGGAAGGCGGGCGTGCGACGACTCGCTTCCAGGATCCGATTCGCACCGCTCGGACGAGCGGTGTCAAGATCTTCCTCGATAAGATCGCGAAGATATTGATCGTATCCACCTTTGGACCCCGAACTCTCACTAACCGCATTCTTGCTGTTCGGTGCATGTTTCCAAGTACATTTGGTCAACTTATCTTTAAACTTCACCGCTACGTACTCTTCGATCCTCTGACAGACAAAGTCAGAAGCGTACACAGGTTTAAAGATAGTCTTGGCGTGGTTGAGAAGACCCTGAGAGGTGCGCGTCACGCTCGCTACCGGGAGAGCCCGGGCACACCTTGTGAAAGCAAGGATTCGCCTAGGCTCAGAACGAGCAACGCGTCGAAGCCACCTCTGCAGGGTTTTGGGTACCTCCTCACAGTACGGGACCTCCCGCTCCGAGAGACAACAGTCTCGAAGAGACACGCACAAGTCTTTCACCTTGTCGCATGTCCAGTCCGTACCACGAGAGCCGCACTTGGTCACCCAAGTCCGGAATACCCAACAACCACGTTGTTGACCAATACCACTGGCCACGAAACCAGCCCAAACTGCCTGCCAGACAGCAGTTTGGGCATCGACCTTACGCCGATGGGACTTCCTCTTTCCAGTTTCCGGGAAAGAGGAGGGACCTACTACACGGCCAAGAAG